ACTCTGCTTTTTTATCACCTTTTTTTCTGAGCTTAGAAGCTTTAATCATAAAATCAGAAGCGGCTTCCATGTTGCTTTGAGTGTTTGCGCTTACATCGTACTCAAACTTTCTAAGCCTTCCAAAGACAGGTTCACTAATGTTTCTTACAACAGTGCTTAAAGGTGCTGCTAAAGCATCAAACATTTTTGAGGCAGCATTAGAAGAAACTATTGGATTATTTTTAGCTGCAACAATTTTAGTAGCATTTTCAACGGAAGGCATCATAACCTTACCATGTGCTGCTAAGTCAGCTACTTGACTGGCAGACAAACCTAAGTTCTGTCTAGCTCTAGTCCAGCTTTGTTTAGGGGTTAAACCTTCTGCTAAACCTGTGGCTAGTTGGTCTTCCACTTTAGCGGACATATTATCTATGCCAGCTTGAGTTCTCTTAGCTTGTCTTTTAGCATTAACTACTTTGACTGCGTTTTTAGTAGCTTGAGCAACTTTAGTAACGGCTGCTGATCCTACGGCTCCAACCGCAGTAGACTTTGCTAAATCAACTACGTCTAGCTCACCTTCAGCAGTTTGTTCAGCGGCTTCTATTTCAAGACCTAACAAACCCCCAGCTTTAGCCGCACCCGTAACCCCTTTACCAACTGGAAGTAAAGTTGTAGGAGACATGAGCATGCCAACAAAACTTCCTAATATTTCAGCGGAAGCAGACTTACCTTCTTTTTCCTGCACTAAGATAGTATTAAGATGTTCTTCCTTAATGCCCTCAGCCCTACGGTTTAGCAGAAAATCTCTACGTTGGTCGTAGTCCATTTCGTCCATGAACTCTTCACCGTACAGCTCATAACCATTTTTTAAAGTAAGGTCTCCGTTTTCATCTTCACCCCAATCACCCAAAGCAAGCTTAGCTTCTAAAGCTAAACCCCAGTTATTAACGTCTGAGTGAGAAGAATCAAAAGCAAACTCAAACTCATCAAACCATGAGATAGGCTTAAGTTCTGGTGTTTCTTCAACAGGTTCCGCAGGTTGTTCTTCGGTTGTTACGGAAGATTCTTCAGCGGCTAAATACATAGCTCTTAACTCAGAAGCAGCTTCCATGTTATTGTCATCAAGAGCAAGCTGAATGGCATCCTTTAGTTCTTGTTGCGTAGGCACTTTACTGTCCTTTTATAGCTGCATTTATATAGTCATCTACTTCTCTACGTACAGAAGATTTAGCAGGACGTTCATAAGTAAGGCTGCTATACCAACTATCACCGTCTTTTACTCCTTCTATAATAGTATTAGAAGCTTCTTCCATTGCCTGTTCTTGAGAAATATTTCGTTCGGACATTAACTGAGAAGCTAAACTTGCTGTATCCAGTATGACTTCTCTTTGAATATCATAAGGGATTCCTGTATATTTATCACCAAGCCTTTGTAAATAAAGATCCGCTAGTTTTCTTTCAGAAGGTCCTACCTTATTATAGTTTATTTGTTTTGATTCCGGTAGTTTTTTTGCCTTTGAAGGATCTATTTTTTCCCATTGCTGACTTTTCTCATTGTATCTTCCAAAATATTTCTCACCGGAAGAAGGTTTAACGTCCGCAACGTAAGTTCTTTTACCATCTACAATCATCCACTTAGAATTAGAATAAGACAAGTCAGGTTCTTTATCTCTTAACATTTCCTTAGCAGCACTAACATTTATTAACCCATTTTCAAGTAACTCTTTAACATCTTGTCTTTCAGACATTTGAGGTAGTTCCAGCAAACCTTCAATTTCTTCAGCTTCAAGTATAGATGAAATAGCTTGACCTCTTTCAGTAACACTTAAATCTGATAAAGAACCGTCACTAATACCTTTATACAACCAGCTATCTGAAGAAACACCCAGTCCTGTTAGATACGTAAGTTGCTGTTGTTTAGTACCTTCCATTGCTTGTTCATTTTTTCTTTTTTCTGTCAGCTTAACCATTGCTGTAGAAATCGGAACTAATCCTGCTCTTACAGTATCAGCCATTAAAGGATCTTCAAACTGATTAGCCACTCTAGCGATAACATCTTGCTGTACTGCCTGTTGAGCCTTTTTTACAGCTAGTTCTTCCTGCTGTACTTTTAGTTTATTTAGTTCCATCATACGCAAACCCAAAGCCCTACGAGCCTGTGGGTCTTGCACGTATTGTAGCTCAGATTGAAGAGCTTTTTGTTGACCTTCAATAGTAGATAAGTCTAAACCTTGAGTTTCAGCGGCTATACGTTCAGGGGCTGTCTGCATGTAACTTGTGTCTACCCCTAAGTTACTAAACAAACTACCTACTCTACGAGCCAATGGGTCTGTAGTTCCCATTTGCTTGTACTGAGGAGCTGCTTGGGCTAGTCTACGAGCAGGAGCTGCGGGGTCTTGTCTACCAAAGTTTCTAATACTTTGTAATGTACTTTCTGATAGTTTAGCCATTTTAAATTCCTAATAAATCTTCTAACCAATTAGGTATAACAGGAATATCACCTCCTGCCCCAATACCGCTTAATATATTACTAAACAAACCACCGCCGCCTACTCCCCCACCAATAATATTACCAGCAGAACCTATAGCTTGTGCCAATAAATCTGACCTCATTTTTTGAGCTTGTAAGTTAGCGTCAAGCCCTGATGCATAAGACTCTGCTTTTTCCATAGCGGCTTGTCTACGTGCTGTATCAGCAAGAGATGCTATATTAGTGCCTACCTGTAGTTGGTTAAGCATTTGAGATTCAGGGGCATAACCGGATTGCATCATGCCAGCTAAGTTTTGCAAGTCTGCTGCCTGTACTTGTCTTGGGGTCATTCTAGCTTGCGTACCCATTCCAAACATACCTGAAGTTAAACCTTGCAACCCTGCGGCTCTTTGAAGAGCTTGTTGCTGTTCAGCACCTGATTGTTGCATAGCCATAAGGGACGCTTGGTTCTGAGCTTCTGCTTGAGCCTTAGCCATTGCTAGTTGCTCTGGTGTGCCTCCAAACTGCGCTGTGCGCGTACCTAAACGTCCTTGAGCAGCCATACGGTTTTCTAAGGCTAACCGTTGTCTTTCCTCTTCAGGCGATTGTAAGGCTCTTAGCTGTCCGTAAACTTGTTCTTCTCTAGCCGCTCTGTCCATAGACCCAGCATCTAAAGCAGCTTGTTGAGCGTTAGACATTAAACCACTGACACCGCCATAGGCTTGATTAGCTAATTGTTCATAAATAGGATCGTAAGCTGCTGTAGCCTGTGTAGCTAAACCACCGGCACCTCCAAAAAGTGTATCCTGTAAAGCTTGTTGTTCTGGAGATAAAGCTAATGCGGTACTACCATCGGCAGTAGTTGTTGCTGTGCCTGTTCCTGAAGTTACCGTAAAAGGTTTAAACTGCATTTCACTAGCAGCAGTTGTCCCTATGTTTTCCATTCCAGTTTGCGCTTTTTGACCAAAAGCTTTAAGCTCATCGGAAAGAGTTTTAAACTGACTTACATCAAAACCAAGCCCTAACAAATCATCAATAAGAGCCATTAGTATGTACCTCCAGTAATTGTTCCAGCAGTCAACGTACCACTAACATTTAAAGTAGGTATCGTAACGGTGCCTGTAAAAGTTGGGTTAGCTGTGTCTGCCTTTGATGCCACTGCCGTAACAAGCGCATCAAACTCAGTGTCAAAGTCAGCCCCTTTGATAATCTTCGCTGCGTTGCCCGTAGGAAGAGTATCTTTGGCTGTAAAGTTTGTAGTCTTTGTATAGTTGCTCATTAGATCATCCTACCTATTAAAGCTTGAATATTAACTTCCTGCAAAGATAAAGCGTTTTGATTAATAGTAGCATCCATACCTATGGTTACTACCGTCCCTGAACCTGTTGTTTTAGTTTTTGGCCTGTCCACAATAACTGAAGCACTGTATTCTGCCCATTTAGAAGTAGGACGGGCTACAATATCGCTTTCATATTCCGAAACACCAAAGTATCCTGTTTTACTTCCAGAATTAATAGTTACAATTTGTTTAGTGTACGCCTGAGTATAGTCGTATCCCCAGTTAATAACTGCTTGCGCTCCCTGACCGCCTATGAAAGTCATTATTATTTCTTTTAAGATCTTTAGTCTTGATGTGTCCCCAAAGGACAACGGGTTACTAAAGTAAGACATATCATAAGACTGTCCGTAATCCTGATAGTTACTGTAAGTAGCAATACCGTTAGTATTACCTACGTACAGAGTACCGTCCTGTAGCCTCTCCAAGCCCCTTAGAGTCGTGTCTGACCATGTAGTAACCCTATGGGAGCCATCCTCCAAAGCAGTCCTCATATCAAAGCAGTAAACGTACTTTGAGTCGGAAAAAGACAGTAAGTAAAAAGCTTCCTCAGGGCTGTATATAGACCTTAGGGGGCTGTTGACTTGTTGTGTGTTAATGTAAAGTAAATCATTACGAACATTCTTACTAATGTCTCTAACAGGCATTGACTTTTCTTGTATAGTCCTACCAAAACTTCTTAAGCCTTCACTGGACATAAATACTAAATCAGTACCTGTAGGTTGAACAGTGTCTCTGTCAACACAACCCACATTAGCTATCGTGTCCGTTAAGGACATTGTAGATGGGTCTGTGGCCCCTTGATAGACAACAATGGAGTTTTTTCCGAATATAATCAAGAATCCGTTATGGGCGGCTAAAGCCACAATCTCATCCAAACCATTGGGCCATACCTTACTAATGTCTAAAGAGCCTGTGGAACCTCCAGACCATCCAGAGCCGTTAAGCAAATCAGACCAGTAGATAGTGGACTTGTCAGCGGAAAAGTCTGCAACCCAAAGTCTACCAAAGGCTGCTAACACTTCATTAGCTTGTGGTGGAGTACCTGTAGCATGGGAATGGGAAGACATTTTTTCTACAACACCTGCATGAGCAGAGTAGATTAAAGGCTCGTATCCTCTTTGAAACATATAAAGATGGTCATTAAAGTTTACCATCTTCCAGTTGTTAGCTGTAATTGTATACGCCGCAGGAGTAGCGTCAGTAAGGCTGGTAGTACCAGTAAATATCTTGTTGTTACCCGCTGAGATAATAACATTATTACCAGTGGGGTTAATGTACTCTTTAATAACCTCAATACCATTACTACCGTCTATAGGTGTTGTGCTTGTAGTTACAGCCGTAAAGCCTTTACGAGAGCCTATACGTCCGTATTGGTCAATAATACAATTATCGGCAATTGACGCATAAGAAGCGTCCAGCGTAATAGGAGAGTCCTGTGTATTAAGACCCCTAAAAGCTGGAGCAGAAATCGTTATATTTTGTCTTTCTTGAGCCATATTAGACTGCCCTATAAACCATTTCTTCTGGGTGCTTATAAGCGTCCAAAGCTATTGCATCGGACAAGTAATTCTGAGCAAATCCTAATAGTTCTCCTGCTGACCTGCCGCCAGTTTCTCCTCTTTCTCTGGCTGCTAAAGCCAACGCCATGTGTAGTACAGGCATATGAGGGATTAAAAGATTGTCTGTATCTGTACTTAAGTCTGGATTACGTTGTACACAGTTTACACGGATGGTATAGACTGCATTAGGAATAGGATACAAATCTACCT